CCCTTTTTATTTCTCCAGTACATTCGGCGCACTTTTTGTATGAGTTACCACACGAGAAACTAGACTCTAGCGGTTCAGCACAACACCCGTAAAGGTTGTGACTTGCCTTAGTGTTGCCACACTTGGCGCATGATTCTTTTACCATGTTTAAACACTTCCCCTTAATCTTGGGCACAAGCGTCTAGAAACCGCTCGCTATCAAATAGTGGGTTAAAAGTTCCGAACAGTTCCGCAAGGGCTTCCACAACTTGGAACGCCTGAGGGTCTGCCCCTTGCTCCTTGATTGTCTTGGCGATTGCTTCAAAGTGCTTCTTTGTCATTGTCTTGTCTCCTTGTTTTAGTTTGTGTCGGGCGTGTCGTTCCTAGTAGCGATTACTAGGGGGAAACCCTCCGCCGTTTAAACGGAGGGCGACCCTCTCCTAATCGTTACCCGATTTCCATAGATTTGCCAGTGCATGGGCACAACGGGGCACCCTGTTCGTCTATCCATTTCTGGGAGGTGCGGGCGATGTATCCGCACTCTGGGCACTCACACTTGACCATTCGGGTACTTTGCTTCTTGCCTGATTCCTTTAGAAGGGCGTGAGGGTATTCTCCCAGCATCACGATAAGGGCGTTTAAACGCTCCACAAGGTCTGCTCCTGCGGTTGTCTCGGTCATCTTGCCTTCAAGCCCGAAAGCCTTCGCAACTTTGGCAAATCGTCCCTTATGTCCGCTCTCGCAGTTGTCTAGGGCGTGAATCATCTCATGGGCAAGAACCGCCAGCACCTGCACCGAATCAGTCAAGCAAGGGTGAATGAACACGTGAGCCTTGTCATCTCCCGAAAGGATTGCGGGGTGGCATTGTCCGATTGCCTTGCCCTTGCCCCGTGCGCCCTTTGGGTATCCGACGGAGACATAGACCTCAGGGATTGTCTCACCGATTTCGGCGAACATCATCTTTAGCCCGTTGATTCCTGCTTGTAACCATTCTTCACGGGTCAATGTCTTCAGGTTGTAAAGGGCGGTGTTCAGTTTTGGGTCTCTCATTACTAGGTCAATCTTCGGGAATGTCTTCGGTGTTGTTTCTGTCTTCATGTCTTCTTCTCCTTGTTTCGGGGGTTCTTCTTTGTTGAGAACCTCACAAGAATGAATCTAGTGCCTGTCAGGGATAGGTCAAATCCATTCGGGGCATCTTTACTATTTCTTTACCAAACCGTTATAAACCCAAAACCCTTGCAAATAAAGGGAATACCCCTAGGAGCCTCACAGAGCCATTCTAAGCCCCTATAACCCCTTACTGGCACTGACAGACACAGGAGCCCTGAACGGGGCACCTGCTCAATTTCGCACATAGTGGAACAGTTATCCACAAGTTATCCACAGGTAGCAATGTCAAGCCGACACGCCGATGTTTACCAAATCGTTATAAAAGAAATCTCAACCCGTTTAAACGGTGCGCCCGAATTGGTAAGGGCAGACTGTTCACCGCCAAACATTAGTTAAACTTTCAACTAATTAAATAATGATTGAATTTTCAACTATCCCCGAGGGGGTGGAGGGGTCGCCGATAATTATTAATTATGTCAACTTAGTCACTAGTTGAAGTTTCAACTATCTATGACCCCACCCAACATAGCGGAGCGGACGCTGTATGTATATGACTACAACCAAATATTTTTTCCAGTATTTTGTAATTAGGCACACAACTAAAACCCATTGGAATAAGGACTTTAAAAATAGTTTATAACAATTTGGTAACGAAACGTTACAGTCCCTTTGTAACAGGGTTAGTATATATGTAGGATAAAATAACATAAGTGCGCTTTGGCGCACACAACCTAATGGCAGCCTTTTGTGGCTGCCTTTAACAACCTAAAGCAGCCCTTTGGGGGCTGCTATTATGAGCGCCTTTGGGCGCTCTTATATTAAGTTCTTTATATCATTTTATTTAGACATGATTTAGCGGTGGATGCTAAATTAAATTAACCCACTTAGGAGAGCCAAATGGCTAAAGGTGACAAGCAAGACGTATCTAAGGCTAAGGCTGCCGTTGTTAAGAAAAAAGCAGTTAGCAAGTTTTTTAAAGAAATAGACAAACGAGGCACAGCACGTGCTGCTGGTTCTACGAACTCAGCCCGTCAGCCATCTATGCCAGTTAAGACTGGCGTAAAGAACAAAGTAAAGGCTCAAGGCGCAAAGATGTCTAAGGGTGGATTAAACTACTCAGGGCGTAAAGGCAAGTAACTAGATAGGATAACTTCATATGGCAGCCAAGGGCGGTGCAGAGCACCATAATGTGGTACGCCTACGTGAAGACAAGTCCAAGGTTATAGCCCACGTAGAAACTGGCATTGAGGTGCGAGCCGCTATTGCTATGGTGGGGCGCAAGCCCGATGTTCTAAAGAAGTGGCTCACAGACCCTGTGTTTGCCAAAGACCTAGAGATAGCCCGAACCGCTGGCTCAGACCTAATGAAGGTCACCCTGGGAAGCGAGAACGGCAAGAACATAGACTTCGCCACGTTCTCCAAAGAGTTCTTAGGTAACGAAGTATTCCCTCACCAGCAGGACTGGATTGATGTTCTAGAGGGGCGCGAGCCTAGTTGGTTGCATCCTTCCATGTCCTATGAAAAGGGCAACAAGAACCGCATCTTAATCAATGTGCCACCTGAGCACGCCAAATCCACAGTAATCACCGTAGGCTATAGCACCTACCGTATTGCCATGGATTCCAACGTGCGTATCATTGTGGTGTCCAAGACTTTAAATAAAGCCCGTGAGTTCGTCTACTCCATTAAGCAACGCCTTAGCCATCCGCGCTACGCGAAGTTACAGCAGGTCTATGGACCTTCTGGTGGTTGGAAAGAAGACTCTGACACCTGGAAAACCGATACGGTCTACCTAGGTCAAGAAGCCCGTGACTCCTCCGAAAAGGACCCTACGCTTCAGGCGCTAGGTATTGGTGGTCAGATTTACGGTGCTCGTGCAGACCTCATTATCCTAGATGACGTTATTACGACCGCGAATGCCCATGAGTGGGAAAAGCAGTTGGACTGGCTTCAGAAGGAAGTTATCACTCGTCTGGGTAAGAATGGTAAGTTGCTCATTGTCGGCACACGCATTGGCGCGGTCGACTTGTACCGCGAACTGCGCAATCCAGAACACTGGTCTGGTGGTGCAAGCCCGTTTACACGACTTGCTATGCCAGCAGCCTTAGAGGTCAATGATGACCCTAAGAAGTGGGTTACCCTCTGGGAGCGTTCAGACCGTCCTTGGGATGGTGATGATGACGCTGTGCCAGATGAAGATGGTTACTACCAGAAGTGGGACGGACCAGCACTCTTTTCAAGACGTAGCGAGGTGACTGCCTCAACATGGGCTTTAGTTTACCAGCAACAGGATATTGACGATGACGCAATTTTTAACCCAACGATTGTTAATGCCTGTGTTAATCGTATGCGTAAACCTGGTCCTCTCCGCGTGGGAGCGGCTGGACATCCACGAGACGGACAATGGGTAACCTTAATTGGTATGGACCCTGCTATGGCAGGAAAGACTGCGTTAGTTGTCTACGCTGTAGACCGTCAGTCTGGTAAGCGTCTAGTCTTAGATGCCTACAATATGTCAGACCCAACACCTGGTAAGATTCGTGCAATCATTGAAGACTGGATTAACACCTACCGCCCAGTAGAACTGCGTATTGAAATCAACGCCCACCAGAAGATGTACGAGGTGGACGAAGAGTTCCGCCAGTATCTGGCTAACAAGGGTGTACGGTTCTCTAGTCACTTCACTGGTAAGAACAAGTGGGACACTGACTTCGGTGTGGCTGCTATGCAAGGCTTGTTTGGTACCATGAACGGTGCTAAGCACAACCGAGATAATCTCATTGAACTACCAGACCCTCAGTACCACGAGGGTATCAAGGCTCTAATCAATCAGTTGATTACTTGGAAGCCTGGAACTCGTAACCCTACAGACGTTGTAATGGCTCTGTGGTTCTGCGAGATTAAAGCCAAGGAAATGATTCAGCACTCTGGGAATCAAATCTACCACGCAACAAGTCGCTTTGTTACTCAACGCCAGATGGCGAAACAAGCAGTTGTTAATCTTGACGATTTAGCAATGGAACAATTTACAACTTATCTTTAAGGATATTCATGGCACTCTCAATGGAACAGGTCGCTGACAAGGTACTATACCTACGCCAGCGATACTCAGTACGTGACCAGCGCATGGCAGATATTACTGCCGTACGCCGTGGTGACATGGTATCTGTATACCCAGACATGTTCCCTGAGGGCATGACTAAGCCGATGATTGCCAACTTCGTTGACGTTGTTGCTCGTGACTTGGCTGAAGTATTGGCACCACTGCCATCGTTTAACTGCCAAACACCTGACATAACATCTGACAGGGCTAAGAAGAACGCTGACTTGCGTTCTATGATTGTCAACAACTATGTTGAATTTTCTGGGTTACAAACCCAGATGTATACAGGCGCAGATTGGTATAATACCTATGCCTTCCTGCCGTTTGTTGTAGAGCCTGACTTTGAGGCTCGTATGCCACGCATTCGTGTAGAAAACCCATTGGGTGCTTACCCAGAATATGACCGCTACGGACGATGTGTTTCATATAGCAAGCGTTACCTTAAGTCCATGGGAGAACTACTTGTAGAGTTCCCAGAGTACGAACGCCAAATCCTTGGTGGAAATGACCGCAGAGATATTGACCTCGGCACTCTACTTGATTTGATTCGTTACGAGGACAAAGACCAGGTAATCCTATTCCTTCCACAACGAGGAAATCTTCCCCTGCGCAAGGCAAAGAACCCACTAGGTAAAATAAGTGTGCGTATTGCTAAGCGCCCAGGCATTGATACCGAAGACCCACGTGGTCAGTTTGATGATGTCATTTGGGCACAGATTGCTCGTGCACGTTTTAGCCTTCTAGCCATGGATGCTGCTGAGAAATCAGTTAACGCACCTATGGTTGTACCCCAGGAT